GTTGTACCCAAACCAACACTACCATCAACCATTCCACCAGTTAGACTTCTTCCTTTATTCTGACCAGAGAATGCGGAATCTACCTCGTTGTAGAAGGTCTCATCTCCTGTAGGACCATCAATACGAGATCTCATTGCAAAGATAAGTCCTGTTGGACCATTCATTGGTTGAACACCAGCAAGGTCATAAGCAACTAAATTCGGCATTGCACGACGAATTAGACTTATAAGTACAGGATCGAAACCTGCGACTGGTGATGCTGCAGTTCCACTGAAACCAGGATTACCTGTTCCTGATGGATCTGTGTTTACTGTAGGTTGCTCTGTTAAGAACTCCCTCTCTTCTCTTAATGCTTTTTCTTGGTTTTCCAAGAGAACTGCTGTAACCATCTTACGATGAGGATCAGTAATTTTATCCTGACCTTCTGCGTTTAGTAGTGGTGCCCATTTCTCTTGTAAAGCCTCAGTATTAATAGGGGCTTGCATTGAAATTTTACCTCTTTTTAAAAGTTTAGTTTGAATTTATGATATAAAAATCATTTTTTAGAAACTCTAGTCAGAGTCTTAAGGTAGGCTTCCATTGTAGGACTTACACTAGATGTATAGTCTGTGGAACCTGCTTCCTCTGTTAGATTCTCTGCTGTGTTTCTTTGAGCTACTTTTGTTGGGAAATAAGATTCCTTCAACGTATTAAGCTTCTCACGGTATGCTGTTTCACTTTCAAACTCAACATTGTCTACTAAACCAGCCAACTTGTCCTTTTGTGTTTGGGCAAGTCCATCAGTTACTTCTGCAAATACTACATCGGATACCGATTCGGCTAATCTCTTATTAAGAGCAATATTCTTCTCGATTTGCTCGTTGAGTTTACCTTCCATTTCATCAAGTTTATCTACCATGCTCTCGATGACATCGTATTTTTCTTCAGGGATTGTTACATAATGTTCTTCAAATAGACTCTTCATTCCAGAGATGAATGATTCAGTCATTTCTTCTTTAAGACCAGATTCTACTGCGAGTTGATTTTCTGCAATCCACTCGTCAGCCACATACTCAAGGTATGAGTCAACACGGTCTTTTAATTCTTCTTTAATTGAAGCAACTTCTTCTACGAGTTTTTCTTCGTAAGAAGCAGTTAATTCTTCTTGAATTCCTTTTACTTTGGAATTAATTGCAGCTTCAAATATAGTTGCTGCTTTTTCTCTGAATTCTTCAGAAAGTTCTTCACCTTCAACAAGAGCATTGATGTCATCCTCTACGGAATATTCAACTGTCTCTTCTTCGGATGTTTCTTCTTCAGAAACCACTTCATCCGTTGTTGTTTCTTCTTCAGAAACTACTTCGTCAGTAACCTGTTCGTCTTCGGCAACTACGTCACCTTCAACTTGATCCTCTTCCTTCATACCTGCTGGCATTGGATCTGCTGGTTTTGCACCTTTGTTGACAATATCCTTAACTTGCTTAAGTGTAGTGCCAGGTGTTTTTAGTTTTGCCGAATCATCATCGGACTTATAGTTTTGTGGAGTAGGACCGCCTAAATCTTCAACAGTGCCAGTTTGACCAGGAGTTGTCCCAGTTAGACTTGGCATTGCATCAGCTTTAGCAGCTCCTTTAGTTACTGCGTTTTCCATTTCTTGTAAATTGTTGCTACCAACGGACATGTGATTAAAAATTAATAATCTGTATTTATTTATAGAACTTAGAGATTAGAGAGAAAATCGTTGAATAGATTCAACTTATGTTCTTCTAATTTTCTTTGGTCTACAAGAGTGTTTATTCTCTTTTGTGTTTTTTCTGCGAGTTCTTCACGAAGGATTCCACCTTCCCAAACCCACTCTTTTCCTTCCATAATTCCAGATACAAATGCGTCTGGTGCAGAAGGATCGGCAACGATATCAGCAGCTGTTGCTAACATGAAATCTTCACCTACAACTTTGCATCCATGAAGATCTTCTTTGAGTGAACCAACACCACGAGAAGATACTCCAAGAGTTACACCTTCACCGATAAGATTTTGTGCGATCTTACCCATAGGTGTAGAAAGAAGTTGTGCCTTTCCTCTAAAATTATTTCCCTCTTGAACGAGAGATGTAATTTTATGAGATACACGATCAAGATTTACAGTAGGACCTTCTGGATGACCAAGTTCTCCTAATGCTCTTCCTTTTTTAACGAAACTTTCATTGTATCTATTAACCTCTTTTGCAAGAGTGTTTATTGGATACATTCTACCATTACGGTTTTTAATTTCACCTTGAAGGAATGTTCCTTCAATGTACATTTTTTTCTGAGCTCCTTTACCTTCTACAATAAATTTAACTCTTGCTACTTCTTCCGTAATTAGTTTCATTAGAAATCTCCTACTATTTGAACTTCTGAGATATGTGTTTTACCAGTTCCTCTCACTGCAACCTTAACGACTTTTCTAATTTCACCTACTCCATCAGTAGCAGATAAATTAGCATCACCATAACCCAAAGTTACAGTTCCAGATTGAGTTGATGCATTTCCAGATATTCCAAATGGATTTGGACCAGTAACTGCTGTAACATCTGCACTTGTAGTATTAATACCAGCAGGTGCACATCCTGTTACTTCAACTTTATCACCAACAACAAATGGAGCTTCTGTTCCAGCTGGAAGACTAAATTTTATTGCACCAGATGCATTTGCAACTGATATTGTTTGAACCGAAGCAACACTTTCCTTAAAAACTAATGAAGTTTTTTGAGGAACATATATGCTACTATCATCTGTTGCTGTTGGGTTAGTTCCAACTTCAACAAATGCATCACCACCAGCTGGTGTTACTCTAAGATAACCTGACTTTAATGGTATTGATGCACTTGTTGCGTTTCCAGAAACAGATGCTATTTTTTGTACGACCTTAAAAGCTGCCATTTTTTATAATCAACCGTGATAGTGTTATTTATGATTCCTCTTCCACAGAGTCATCTTCTGTATCTGCAATTGAAGGATCAAATAATTGTGCAGCAATATCAGGTCTCTGAGTATTGATTCTCTCAGCAGCCTTTGCATACAACGTGTCTTTGATCGAATCTGATATGTCCGAAGCGGAACTATCAGTTGCAATCATGTCAAGTAATTCATCCATATTTAATAAATGTTAAGATATCTTGATTATTTATATCTCCGCAGACTTAACATCTTTTTGGAACTGTGCATCAGTTACTGTTGCATCTGATTCTATGTCTGGTTCAGTAGGCACTGCTCCTAAATCTCCACCACCTTCAAGTGGTTGTCCAGTAATAGGATCTACTGCACTTGGATCAGGAATTACACCATCTTTAATTTCTTTTTTAATTATTTCATCTTGCTCTTCAATTTCTTGATCAGTTTGACGAAGAACTTTTGTTCTTACATAATGATTGGAAAAATATTTACCAATATAAGGTTCAATTGTTGCTAATGTTCCAAGTCTTTCATTCATTAATTCTGACTCTTTTAATTCTGCAAATTGATTGTCATATAAGAAATCGTACTGAATATGATCACTCAAAGAATCCCAATCTTCGGGTGTGATTACGTTTTTTAATATTAATTGTGTTTTCAGTAAATTATTAAATAAATTTGCAAATCTTTTTCTAAGTCTTCCTACAAATTTGGCAAACTTTAATTCATCTCTTAATATCTCCGATGAACGACCCAAATTGAAACCACCATCACTTGCGATTCTTGATTCTGGAACACCTAATGCACGATATAATTTCTTCTGAAAATATTCAATATCTGTAAGTTCACCTAAGTTTTGTCCACCAGGTAAAGTTGTGATTTCAGTTCCTCTTCCACCTTCTCTTCTTGGTAGCCAGAAATCTTCCATCATAGACATGAATTTACGATCATCTCTAACTTCACCAGTGTTTGCATCATAGACAAGTTTATTTCTATAACGCATCATTACATCACGCAGATACTGTTCTGCTTTTACTTTTGGAAGATTGCCAACATCAATGTAGAAGATTCTTCTCTCAGGTGCTCTTGATAATCTATAGATGAC